ATGAGTATTTGAATCGTCTTTATTATGCTTTTGATAACACTACCGAACCTGAACTTCGTCGTTTCATTTATACTGAGATCAAGAAGATTCACATTCAAAGAGGAACTTGGTAGTGACATTTAATTGTCCCATCTGTCAACAGCAAAAGACATCAGATCACTTTATGATGTCATCTTGTGGCAACTTTCCTTTGATTTCTGTGTGCAATGAGTGTTCTGATGAGCACTACATTCAGAAGGTTGATTGTACTTGCTCTGTATGCAAGAGAAAGTTACCATCCACCTATTTTCAACACTATCGCACACGATTTAAGAAGAATGGTTTGCGTCTGCGAGTGAATACAAATTGCAAGGATTGTTCTAAGAAAGAGTCGTCAATCGTTTCTAAACTCAAGCGAGACAATCCTGCACCTGAGTATTTGACTTCTTGCCCACAATGTAGTAAGATTTGTTATGAAAAGGTGGAGGACATTCCTGAAGGTGTAGATGGAACAAATGGTCCTTGGCAATGTGATCATGACCACAAAACAAAAGAGTTTCGTGGTTATCTTTGCAAGCGTTGCAATACAGGAACTGGACTGATTGGTGATAATGTAGAATACTTCCAAATTGCACTGGAGAATAAGAAACAACGATGAATCTCAACCAAATCATTACATCAGACAACATAGAGTATCTTAAAACTCTACCAGATGAATGTATTGATTTGGTTGTTACTTCTCCACCTTATGATGAGTTGAGAGATTACAATGGATTCACACTCGATTTGCATAGTTTAGGTGAGCAACTTCTGCGTGTGTTGAAGGATGGTGGAATCTGTGTGATGGTGATACAAGATTCTACCAAAGATTTTGCCAAGTCATTAACATCATTCCGAACGATTGTGGATTGGTGTGATAACATTGGATTTCGTTTATTTGAGTGCAACATCTATCATCGTCAAGGAACAGAAGGTGCATGGTGGAAGAAAAGATTTCGTGTAGATCATGAATATATGCCAATCTTTCTCAAAGGTAAGCGACCACAATACTTTGACAAGGAAAATATCAAGATTCCATCAAAACATGCAAACAAGGTGATGACAGGTGCAAACATTCGCACCAAGAATGGAAGAACTGGATCAAGACAAGTTAAAATCAATCCTACCAAATGTCCTGGAACCGTAATGACATTTGGAAATACTTGTGGCGGTGAAAGTAAATTAAAGAGTCAACATCCTGCAGTATTTCCTAACATGCTTGCGTATGACATGATTGAATGTTTCTGTCCTCCTGGTGGTGTAGTTCTTGATCCTTTCAATGGTAGCGGAACAACAACACTTGCAGCGAAATGTTTGGGTCGGAATTATATTGGAATTGATGTGTCTCAAGAATACAATGACATTGCAAATCGTCGCTTGAATGAAGAAACAATCTCAAGAAAACCAAAACAACAAGAATCGTTCGGAGTTCTTCCAATTTGATATACCGATGTGTCAGTTGTATTAGTGGCACAATAAATGAGCACAGAGTCCAAAATCGTGTATTCTATAAGAGTCAAAGCAATTCACGCAAATGACTACTGCTTTCGCTGACTACGTTTCTCAGCAAGATGCAAAGAACACTATCCAACTTAACATTGTTAAGTATGGTCTGATGTTGTGTGATGCTCTGCAGCAAGATGCTCCTGACGGGTATCACTACTCTCTGGATTCTTCTGGTCGTAAGTATCACAAAGTGTTCATGCACATTGGTGATCGTCGTGACTCTATTCATGCTTTTATTGATAAGCAAACTGGTTCTGTGTATAAACCAGCAAGCATAAAAGCACCTGCTAAAGGTGAGCGTTACAATGTGCTGATTATCAACTCTCGTGAGCAAATGTTTGAGAAAGCAACCTGGCACGGATCTTATCTTTACGCTCGTTGATATAAACTAAAAGGGTGTGCCAGTCAAATCTCTGGCACACTCGATGGTTTTTCCCACCAGAATCGTGTATTCTTAAAGAGTCAAAGGAACGGAACCCATGATTGAGTTTCCCACACTTCAGTCGAAAGATGGTACAATGCTGGTGGGTTTCTATCCCATTGCTGATTGTTCCAACTATACTCTCAAGATTCTTTCTTGGAAGGGTATTGATACCATCTCCCAGAAGTGCATCACCAAGAAAGATGCAATCCGCGAGATCAATGAGAGAACCGCAAAGGATTATGTGATCACTGGTGATAACATTGATCAGGTGCAAGAGTACAACTGGATGGCAGGTGCTTGCTGATGTCAACTGTTCTCATCGGTTCAATCATTGTTCTTTATCTTATCTGCAAGCGATGAAAGACATCCGCGTTAAGGTTACAACTTTCGATGGACTTTGTACTATTTGGTATGAACGTTCCAAACTCAAAAATGCTTGTGATACAATCAGCAAGCGGGTCTACAATCAACTCTGTGGACTGAACATCAAGGAAATCGAAGTTTCTGTCATCTAAAAACAAATGATTCTCTACATTCCCGAAGGTCATGGTTGTGCATACTCTATTGATGCAGAAGGTGAACTTTTCTACACACCAATTCTTGAAGGTGGAACACTCTACCTGGAAGAAACTGATGTGGTAGATTTCAATGATCTTGAAAGTGTCGATGGTATTTGTTATGAACCTGAACTGCAAGAGATTCATGAAAAACTGATTGAATTGAATAAAACTGCAGGTTTTTACTTCAAAAAGTGATGATTTCCCTTCCTAATCCTACAAACAAAATGTCACTTACTCAAGATCAAATCTACAAACTGACTCAACTCTATGCTGAGCGAGTTGTTGATAACATGGACATGCGTGATTTGTGTGTATTTGCCCAGGAAATGATTGTTGATAATATGATTGACTATAATGAGAGTGAATTGATGGAAGAACTGTCGATCTATTATGATGACGATGAACTGCAAGAATTGGTGGAAGAAGTAAAGAATATGTGACACAAGTACAAGTGGCACAATAAATGAGCACGGGTCTCAAAACCCTGTATATTAAAAGAGTCAAAGGAACGAGACCCATGCTCAAGACCGCAAGCATCAACGAAGTTCACTCTAACATTGATGAGAACGATGTTTGTATCATCAACCTGGGACGCAAGCATCACTTTAACATTCTTCCAGTTGTTAAAGTGAAAGAAACCGAAAAAGCAATCCAATTCGGTTCAATTCTCACACCACGTCACACTATCTGGTTTCCCAAGAAAGCACTGCGTGAATGTAAAGAAGTGCCTGGAACTTTCACGATTGCACCTTGGTTCACTTTTGATTCCTGGGGTTCGTTGTTTCTGAGCAGCAACATGCGTCGCTCTATGTCTACTCTGGAGTTCTGAATCATGACTGCATTTGTTACTCCCAAAAGCAAGAAAGCACGAAACCGATTCTGTAATCTCATGGGACAAGAATCGGAGTGTGTGATTGAACAAAACAAAGGTGATCGTGTTTTTCTACGATCACTGAATGGTAAAAACTTCTTCTGGGTTAATCTTCACAACGATTCTGATTGGAGCATTGAACTATGACTTTTGAGGATGCACTTCTGAACTCTGGTTACATTTACGATAAGTTTGTTGGATCTTTTATGAAAGAAGAATCTAATGGGGATTTGCACACTTATCTAAATGTGGAGGACAATGAATGGATCTATGAAAGGTATGATATCAATGATCAAGAAATCGAATCCGTTGCAATCACTATCAACTGAAATCATGAAACTCTACATTCTCAAAGAAGTTCTTTTCGATTACACTCCTGGAATGTGTTTAATTGCTGCCGAGAATATGAATCAATGTCGTGAGTTGTTTGTTGAAGAGTTTGGTAAATATCATGCTGAAGAGTTCAACAATGCTAAGGTCACTATCATTGAAAGTGTAGGACTTGATGAAGCAGGTATTGTAGAGTATGTGTATGGTGGAGGTTGAGATGAATCAATCACAACTGATTCGCAGAATTGAACAACAACTTGAAAACCTGATGTTGTTGAATGATGATCTTGCATATCAATATGAATGTGAGTTGTATTATGATTGCAATGAGGATGAAGAACCACAACCCATTGTAGAAAACTTCACACCCGAACTTCTTACTGAACTTGAGAAAGTTATCTATGAGTATGACTGATTACGGATTTTATACTGAACAAGAACTCAAGGATCTTGATGATTCTGATTTATCTTTTGAGATTGCAGATGCAACACTTCTGAAAACACCAGAAGCAGATCAGTATTTGAATCAACTTATCGCAGAACTTCAACGTCGCAATTCCTAATCATGAAGAAGTTTCCAACTGATGAAGAAATCGTGCAAATGTGTCGGGAAAAGTATTCAGAACTGACTGATGCTGATGATGAGTTTTTCCTAGACAATCCTGTTCTTTGGCCCTTTAATTGGGAAAGTTTGCTGTGTTGTGAATAAGAACTGATTTCTCTGCAATTCTATTTGAGCAGGTGGTTCATTCTACCTGCCAGGTAGAATTGCACAAAAATCAAGTTTTCACTCTAGTGATAGCAATGGATCTCAGCAAGACACACTCAAGACAGACCAGCACACCAGAACTCAGCAGCAGTGTGCCAATTCAATCTCTGGCACATGAAATGAGCACTGCATCCTGAATCGTGTATATTAAAAGGGTCGAGAGGAACACACCCCAATGATCAACGACATTCTTCAATCTCTCCCGCAATTCATTATGGAGATGGATGCTGATTGGGAAATGGTTTGTGACTTTGTTTTGTCACAAGATTCGTCCTTAAGTGAATCTCAATGGTTAGCAGTTGAGAAAGTATTTCTTGAAGAGATTGGTGCCTGAAATGTTCGCTGTTCAACCTAAGTCATTCGGTGAGTTTGATGATCATGCTGCAGAGTATTGTGCAAGTTATGATGATGCTCAAGATGTTGCATTTGACTGGAGCATTGATGAAGGTGGAGCACCAATGATCATCTGGAAGGTTACATCGAACAATCCTATTCGCTGGTCTGAGGTATTTGCCTGATGTTCACGATTAAGTATCAAACTCCATACAATTCTTGTGAGTGGAGAACACAAAGTTTCTCTACACTTGAAGAAGCAAAACGAATGGTAGATTTCTATCGTTCTTGTGGTTCACCTGCACACCTTAATGACACCAACAAAAGAACAACTGATTGATGCACTTTCTCGTGAATATGAGTATTTGTGTCATGATGACTTTGATCCTAATGTAGATCCAAGTCCTGAAGATTATCGTCAATCTCTTCATAATCTTACCATTGAAGAGTTAATTGAAGAAACATCAACCGATGATGATTTTACTCTTGAACAGTTTTTAGAAATCTACTCATGATCGAAACTTTACTCGCTGCCACAATTATTGGTAAGGTTATGATTGCACCAAATCAAATGCAAATAGAATACCTTACTGAACGTGATGAAGTGATTACTATTGTAGAGGAAGTTACCACTCATGAATAAGTTTATTGTTGGTGTTGTTGTTGGTATTATTCTATCCACTGTTGGGTTTAATGGTATCGCAAATCTTGGAAATCGAGCAGTTAATTCTATTGAAACTTTTGCACAATCTCAACAATGATTGAGACTGATTTCTTTATTCTAAATGGTGAACAGTATCAAGAGTTTTATACTGAAGCACAAAGGGTAGGTGTTACTCTAGATCATTATTTGCTAGAGTGGTGTGATGTAGAAGGTGAGGATGTTTATGTGTGATTTTATTGCTTTTTATACCATCTATAACCATAAGCATGACACCAAGTTTGTCCATTCTTTATACGTTGAATGTTGTTTTTGATGTTAGGAACTCCATTATAGTTTCCATCACCTTTGATAAAGAATGATGCCTCACTCATACTATCAAACTCTACAATTTCACCAGTTTTAATACTTATTCCATAAACAGGTTTCTTTCTTTTTTCACTTGATATTGCCGCCGCTCTTTTATAGTGTTCTGTTGATCTTGTTCTTGTTGCTGGTGTCCAATCTGTTGGTTTTGATCTAAACAAATACCATCCAGATGCTTGCAATTTGTTATTGTCAGGACTGCGTATTGAAAGTAAAATGTTAGCGTTACTTTTACGATTTCCAGATATTTCTTCTGCTGCATCTGCCTGTGATTTCCACATCTTTTTACGTCCTAATGTTGGATTGATACCATATACAACACCACGAACATTTACTCTTTTTTCTATTACTTTAGGAGTTTCACCTTTCCACGACCATTTATATCCAAATGCTTGAAATGTAGTGCCTTTAATACAAGCAACAATAGATTGTCTTGATTCTCCATTGTTAAGATCTGCTGCTGCTAATCCTACACTTTCATAATCTCTAACCCATTCACCTTCTAATGTATAACAACTCACTGCTTTAGAATGTGGATGATTTGCCCAATACTTTTGCGGTTTCTTTATACCTTCTCCCCCAAGGGTAATGTTATATCCATTGTTGCAAGAATCAAGTTTGTCTATCCAATAAGATTCTCTTTCATTTACAATATCATCAGAACATTCTTCAATCACTCTAAACTTAAAGTTGTCTGCTCCGTATTTACTAATAGCACGAAGTATAGGCATAGAAAGAGCAGAATTGTTCTCTTGTAAGTTATTGAAACTTCTTGCTAATTGTAGGTGCTGTTTCCATCTATCATATGGGTTGGGTTTTTGTGTTTTTCCTACATATGGTTTGCTATTTACTGTGTTGGTGATTGAGTAGATATATGCCACTGGAATGATAAAAATATACTTGTGTTATTTATACTTAAGTGTTGAAATAATGATATTAGTTTTCCGCAGGGTTGTGGAAAAAGTATTATAAATCTGTGGAAAAAGGTGTTAATTTTGTGGAAAACTTATGACCTTTTAATGTCTCTGAGAGTCGTCTTTATGATCTTATAAATGTGCTGAGACCTTGTGATCTTATAAATGTGCTGAGGTCTTATGCTTATGATCTTATAAATGTGCTGAGGTCTTATGCTTATGATCTTATAAATGTGCTGAGACCTTGTGATCTTAGCAAGCATACACTAAGGACCGCACTTTTGTCAACTCCGGGGTCACAAAATCCTCACAATCCCCGCACAAAAATACACCACCCCCGCATAAATACTCACCAAGACCTTGACACAAATCCCATAGCATCTTACAATACTCTCATAACACATTCGGAGCGTACTTATGTCAGTTGCTTATAGTCAAGCGCAGAAGCAGCGTTATAGAATCACTCTGGATATTAGCGCACTTCCTGACTTCGATCCGCATCAAATTGACTGGAAGGAGTTATTTGACTTGGAGGGTTCTGAACACTGCGAGGCATATGTTGAGGATTTAAGTACACCCGACAGATGGTGAGTTTGTATAAAGAATATGTGACAGATGTAGAAGTGTCACAATAAATGAGCACAGCACTTCAGATGTGATATTCTACTCTTGTTGGTGAGGGATTCATCAACACAAACATCTCACAAGTTCTCATCATGCGTAAGATCGAAACCCTGATGAATGATGCAATCAACAAGTGCATCGACTGGAAGAATGCAAACACTGAGGTGATCTATTCTCCTGAACGTGATGCAAACTATGTGTATCTGCATGGTAATCACATCGCAACGATTGGTGACACTTGGTTGCAAATGTTCAATTGTGGGTATTATACAAACACCACGAAATCCCGACTGAACGCTATTCTTTCCGCGCATGGAAATGGTGAGCGTGTTTATCAACGTGACTTCGAGTGGTTTGTATCAACTAAGTATGGGGACATTGTATTTGATGAGGGTATGATTCTGCGTTGATTCTTTATACCATGTGCCAAAAGTATTAGTGGCACAATAAATGAGCACAGTCCTCCAATTGGTGTATTGTATATACATCGGGGGAGGAAAAGAACCCTCGACACAATCATCACTCTCATGACTCTCACTAAACAACAAGCACTCTACATCTTCCGCAATGAGCATCAAGGTGTTGTGCGCGGTGATGTAACTTATACCCGTGAGAATTGGAATAACTTTACTGATTATCTGTGCAAGAATGGTAAGATCAGCAACCACCAATATAACAATTGGTCTAACCCTTTCTGATCCTTAAGTAACACCAACTCCACAACACATTCTGATCATGACTGTCACTCAGTTCGCATCACTGTCTAACATTGATCTTGCAATCGCTGAAGCACAAGGTAAAGTTAAGGTGACACGGTTAGCATCAACGAAACCCCGTAAGTCAGACCTGGTGATGACACAAACCAAGGGGAATCGTTGTAGAACTAACCGTAACAGTGGCACTAACTTTGTGACACAAGTTCGCTGAGTTAGTAACACAAACAGTCCTGGGTTATGACTATAAACTAACACCGCAACAGTTCTTCACTCTTTTCTTCTTCATTATGTCTCGTTCGATTGCACTTTCCCTGCTTGCTCAAGGTAACACTGGTGATGAGATTCTGTCGATCCTGGATGTTATTATGAGTGAGCAATCCGCAGAGGATTCTATCAACGAACCCACTGCAGATTCAATCGAGTTCTGATCACTAACTGTGCGGTCTCTGAGTAACATCTAGGGACCGCACTTATTCTTTATACTACCAACGAAACAGTTAGGTATTATAATTAAACAGTGGTAGTTAATTCTTTATAGTCGTAATCGCAGTTTATTCGTTATTCTTATTCGCAGTTAATTTTTTTAATTGTTTATTGTTTATATCGGGCGATGCGTTTATAAAAATCGATAAGTCCCTAACCTACAGAGGTGACAAAACGCGAACGATATATCAATCTAATAAATTTTTTCCGGAGGTATTTTCTAGTGTTTGGATGGATTCACAAAAGCGGTAAGAGTCGCCCCAATAAGAATAAAGCAAAAGGTTCTGCAAGATCTTGTGCTCAAAAAAATGCTTCGAGAAAGAAAAAGAAGAAATGAGAAGAACCCCCTATTGGAATTTTTGGAAGGTAGTATTAGCGGGCTGGATGATTCGTTATCCACGTCCGTTTTTTGTTGCGTTTGGATTTTTGATAGTACTGATATATAATGCAGTGGTGAATTAGAATTGACTATAAAAAATTCCGGAGATATTTTTCATATGGAAAAAGTTTATCACATCTATGCAAAGGATAGATGTTTATTTCATTCAGTAAAAGAAGAAGAATTTAAAACAACTTGGAATACACTCAATAATATGGTTGGTTTAATGAAGACCGACTATAATATTGAGGATTTGTCATATGAAGAGTTAACTGTAAGTAAGGAAATAATCCTCAACTCTTCACATTGACAAAGACATATATACACTGTTAAAATTGACATTGAAGGTTTATTTCTCTTATGGCAAAAGGATTTACTGTTAAAGCTGCTACTCCACAAAAAACGGGAGCAGAGTGGGACTATGATGCAATTAAAGAACGAATGAAAGGAAAGACAATTGTTTTCTGTCTTCCTGGTCGTGGATGTTCTTTTATCTTTCTGAAGAACTTTGTACAACTGTGCTTTGATATGGTACAGAATGGTATGAGTATTCAGATCTCTCAAGATTATTCGTCTATGGTTAACTTTGCACGTTGTAAAGTATTAGGTGCAAATGTACTTCGTGGACCAAAGCAAGTACCTTGGGATGGAAAACTGCAGTATGATTATCAACTTTGGATTGATAGTGATATTGTGTTTACCACAGAAAAGTTCTGGCAATTGTGTGATGTTGCATTTCCTGCAGAAGGTGAGGAGCGTCCTATTAGTGCTGGATGGTATGCAACAGAAGATGGTCACACAACCTCAGTAGCACACTGGTTGGAAGAAGATGACTTCCGTAAGAATGGTGGAGTCATGAACCACGAAACTGTGGAATCGATCAGCAAGCGTAAGAAGCCATTCACTGTAGATTACACAGGTTTTGGATGGGTGCTCATTAAGAAGGGTGTTTTTGAGAATCTTGAGTATCCTTGGTTTGCTCCGAAGATGCAAGTATTTGAATCTGGAGCTGTTCAGGATATGTGTGGTGAAGATGTATCATTCTGTCTTGATGCTATTGATAAGGGTTATGAGATCTGGTGCGATCCTCGGATTCGTGTTGGACATGAAAAAACTCGCATTATCTGATGAACTATAACGTACTTTATAAAGGACGTAGAATTTATACAAACCTCAGTGCAGAAGAGTGTACTGAGGTTCTTCAAGAACTATCTGAGCGTTTTTACTCGGATGAAGAGTTTGATTTAACTTTGATTGAAATGGAGGAAATTTTAAATGGCTAAAGGCGGATCTAATAAAACTCTCTTTGAACCTGGAGCACCTAAGAAAACACGTCAAGGGCGTTCTGCTCGTACATTACTCAGTGCGACCTCTCGCAATGGTCGTAAGAAAAGATACAGAGGTCAAGGCAAAGGTTAAATAGTAACAAGTTAAGGTAGTTTATGTACCACTTAGACTGTTGCGATGAATGGAAATCAATTCATCCATCTGATATGTGGATTTATAATAAACTATTTCTAAATCGTTCTCTAGGACACCTCTGCGGACCTGTAGGGTGTCCTGTTCCATATTCTGGATACTATATCGTCCGACCATGTATTAATTTACTTGGTATGGGACGATTTTCTCGTATAGAGTGGATTGATAAAGATACAGAACACTTTCATCCAGCTGAATTTTGGTGTGAAATATTTGAAGGAGATCATCTTAGTGTTGATTATCATAATAGAAAATCAGAATTAGTTGTCCTAGGTGAAAGAGATGATAATGATCCACTATACAAGTGGCGAAAATGGACTAAAATTGATTTTAAAGTTGAGTTTCCTAACCTTCTAAAAGATTTAAAGGGTGATTATGAGTGGATAAACTGCGAATTTATTGGGAATAAACTTATAGAAGTACATTTTCGTAGAAATCCTGACTTTAGATATGGGAATAGTGTTGCAATTCCTGTCTGGAAAGGAGATAGACCACAAAAAAATGGAAATCTTACCTTTGTAGAAGATAAGGATTACCTAAGAAGAGGATTTTTTATTGATTCACGGGATAGCAACCCCGTAAAAAGTTCTGATCTAATCAATCAGGAGCAAAGCAATGACCAAAAAAGTCGATAAAGATCAAAATTTTATGAAAAATGAGTGGGGAACTGAATTTTTAGCATCAGAATATGGTTGGGAAGAGAAAATTCAGAAACAAAAGATGCTTCGTGAAATTAATAATGACAATATGACACCCAAAAAACATGATTTTATGGTTCAAAACGAATTACATGCAAAAATTCGTAATGATGAGGACTATGATGACTGGGAGTATGGAACAGAACCTCTCTATGAATCAAAAAATCGTTAATAAATAAGATAGATTTATAATTTTTTATGCCTGTAGAACGGGTAAGTAAGGGTTTCAAAGATATTAGTGCTTCGTTTCAGGTCAATCCTTTGACCTATGATCTTATTGCGATTAAAAATGAGACCGCTATTGCCCGTTCTCTTCGCAATCTTGTACTGACTTATCAAGGAGAAAGGTTTTTTAATCCAATTCTTGGTTCAAAAGTAAGCAGATTGCTGTTTGAAAGTGTTGATGAGATCACAGCATCCGCAATTCAGGAAGAAATTACAACAACTATCAATAATTTTGAACCAAGAGTTAATTTACTATCAGTAGATGTCTCT